CCTCTTGAACTATACCAGCTCTTTCACACTGTTTCTTAAATCTCCTAAGCATTCTATCGAAAGGTTCTTCCTGTCGATTCTTAGGGTTAATTCTTGGTCTCACTTCTGGCATAATTCTCCTTAAATAGGTGTATAGTCGCCCCACGCTTTACAGCATACCCGCTCCATACCGACTTCTCCGCTATTTGCTAAAAGTCTTTCCCTTACTTGGTGCCCCCTTATCATTTCCACGGTCCAAGTCTGCTCTCGTTCTTCATCACTAACACATAATGTATACACGAGAGCACCCAATACAAAGATTAGCTATCCTCTGCTAATCTTTTGAAGTAATCCATCGCGTCGTCTCCTTCGCTTGACTGTTCAGAAGTTGATTCTGCTGATGCGATTACAGGTTCAGCAGCTACTGTTTCAGTATTGACATTTGACCATGGCACTTCTTCCTGGTCTTCTGCTATACTTTCTGCAGTGCTATTTGATACCGCACCTGATAGACCTAATACTCTATCAAGTTTTTCTTTCAACTCTTCATAAGTTTTAAACTCATTTGGAGCGATTACTTCATTTAAGGAGTGAACTAGACTAAATGTAGAGTTAATCATTGTCTCATCACCTAATGGTGAAGTTGAGTCAAACTCTGATTTGTCATAGTTCCAGTAACCATCTACTTTTCTGATTTTGATTTTGAAGTTTGCTCCTTCTCTCAAATCAAATGGGTTGATAGCACTTTCATCTTCAAATGCTGGTGAGATTGCTTCTTTGAGTTGTTCAAAGATTTTCTTACCATATCTGTATTTGAAAACTTTTCCTTCGTTATCAGGATTTTTAGGGTCTGAAACAACATAGACATTTGAAACATAGTGCAATCTGCGTTTCTGTTTTCTTGCCTGTTCTTTGTTTGCTTCAATACCTGAATTCCATAAGGTAGTATTGTATTCACTTACAGGGTCTTTTTTATTAAGAGTCGTTAAAGACTTCTCAATATACCAACCGCCAGGTCCTTGAAAACCATGGTCCCAATATGAAACCCACGGCATTTCTTCTCCTTCTGGTGTTGGTAGGAAACGAACTACTGCATAACCGTTACCTGATTTATCAAGTTCTGGTTTCCACATAGTATCGTCATTGTAGGATTTTTTCTCACCTTGAGCTGGTGAGGCAGACTCCATAGCCTGGCGTAGCTTATCTAATGATGCTGACATTGTATTCTCCTATCGTATTGCATTGTATTAGCATTGTATAAATCAGTATCACACCTGTAATACTGACTAGTCCATTATATGATTTATTTACTTTCCTGTAAAGGGGTTTTTCAATAAATCTTATAACGAATCTGGATATATTTATACCCAAATTAGGTCTTAGGATTAATTATTTTATACATAACTATGTTCTGGTTTTTAAGAACACCGCTTATCCGCATAAATCTATTAATACCTTTTTATATTTCACTCGGTCGAAATCAACGAATGATTTATATTTGTTTATCTTATTGTGTATCTCTGGATAGACGATTCTTTCTGATATCATTCTATCCCAATCTTTCGTAAATTCTACAATCTCATCCATTATGCAGATTGTTTCTAAAGATACTTTCTTTGCCATAAACTCTTTTAAAAGAATAGGGTGTTGTCCGTTCTTTACCTCTAACACCTTTTGTATATCCTTCTTACGAAGTAAATCACTTACTTCTGTTTCGAATAGATAAGATAACTTCTGGTTATTCTTCTTCCATTCTTTGTAAACTTTAACACATTCTTCACTCAATAAATCTCCTGCCCACAAGTCTTTCTTTGAAAGGTTTGCAATATAGAAATCTTGCAGTTCTTGTTTATGTGTTCTATGAAGTTTACCAAAATGATATTTGTCCTTCCGTTTTAGAAAGGACTTTATATCTGCTTTAACTTTGCCATTATACTTAACAAAGTCATAGTCGTTAGAATAGAAGTGTAGTTTTATACCAAGGTATAAAGTGTATGCATCATATCCTTCACGACTTGTCATTAAGATGTGACTATCTTTGTTTCTTCTGGTGTTGCAACATCGATTCCAGATACAGCACTTCTATGTGCCTCTGCAACCATTTCATTACACTCTGATACAAAAATATAAGTTTGTAAGACCATTGATTCAGGATTTTCTTTTCCTGTAACTGCAACTCCCTTAGAAAATCCCATACCACCCTCTGGATTCTTAACAATCATTTTCGGATTTTTAAGAGTCAATGGTTCGGTCTTTGCAAGTTCTCCTACATACTCTCCACTAAATGTCACCACGGTGACCACATCGCCTTTTTTCATAATTATTTTCCTTTTTTAGTGTCAAAGAAACCTGATAAGGTTGCTTGACTATTACTTCCACGATTTACCATATTCAAACCTGTCGCCTCTGCTTCTAACTTCTCCTTTAAAGGAGGAGATAAAAGTCTCTTAGCACTTTCAGGTTCTAACATGTTCTCTTCACAAACTTTAAGTATAGCAGACATTACATCTGACTTACCATAACGGCATAGTTTCTCTACTTTTTCTGTAAACTCTTTCTTTGATATCATATTGATGCTCCTTCAGCATTTTCAATCCAATCTTGCACAACTCTGTAGTATCCATAAAAAGTTGGACTAGATTGGTCTACACCTATTTCTTTTTCTAAGTAATCAACTAAATGTTGTGCTTCGTCAATTAATTCTGGTGTTAGTTCTTCTTCATCACTAATTTCAAGATACTCTAACATTGAACCGTGTGCATTATCATATGCTTGGTTATGCACCCATTCATCACCTTTGAAAATCATCTTATTAAAGTTCCAATCTTGTTTTAATTTAAATTCCATATACATTCTCATATTGTTTTCTTAGTTGAACTAAATCATCAACATAGTCTAAAGGGTCACATACAAACATTTGAAATGCATTGAGTCCTTCTACTGCAACTAAAGCTATACACTCATGTATTGCCTGACCTGTCAATTCTTCAACCATCAGAGCATAAGCAGTCATTTGAATAAACCAAGGTTTAGCCATGTATTCTTCTTTATACTTTGAACTTGTTTTGAAATCTATAATACATAAGTTGTTATCAAATAATCCAACACAATCTACACGACCTGCCATCTTTAAATTTGGTGAGAACAAAGGTGCCTCTAAAGCAAGAGGAATAATTTCATCTAATACTGGTTGCATTGCATTGAACATACCTCTTTGTAAAGGGTTGTCTAATACAATGTCTTTCTCAGCACGAAGATAATCTTCTACTATCTGGTGAAAATTTGTTCCTCGTTTCGTTGCTGATGCTGTAATCTTGTTTGCAGTTTCTTCACCAACTCTCTTTCTCCAGAGTTTAATATGTTCTCTATTTAAGAGACCTGTTACCGTGGTGACTGAAGGAAACTTATCATCGATACCCTCAAAACTGTATAATCTTTTGCCGTCTTGATTTACGGTCTTTGCTTGCAGATTTTCTAAATCTGTTATCTCAATATGATTTGTCATTCTATACATTATACTACTTCTTTGTTGATTTGTCTAGGCGTTTTCTCTCCTGCATTTTGACATGTTTCTGAACGATTGCCTTTGTCTTTTCTGTTTTGATATCTTTACTTCCATGTCTCTCATGAATTGGAGAACCAGGGAAGTTATCTGCAACTTTGTTTAAAACATCTTTGAAACCACCATCAGTTTTAACTCTATCATTATAACCACCAACTATATTAGGTGCAGATATCTGTTGTAATAGATGTGGATTGTTTTTCTTAAACTCGTCTAGTTTAGTATAAGACATGAAGTGGTCTTCGAATCCACCTGTCTCTTTATTCAAGAACTCATATGTTGGCACTATAGTATCCTTTCAAGTATAAAAACTAATGGAATGAATACATACAATCCTAATAATAATCTTTCAGCTCTTTTAAATTGTTGTTCAGTTGGCATACATAAACTCTGGTATTGGTCTTTCAGTCCAAACTGAAAAACTTTTTTTGTAATTACGATAGTATTTATGGTATGCAGAAATAGAATCTCCAGGAACTTTGACATCTTCTGGCATACATTGAGGTGGTTCTGACCATTCTCCCATTGGACAATTTCTAGGAATCTCATCAAGAATAACTCTGAGTTTCTTATCAGTCAAGTGAACCTTTTTATATCTGTATGTGTATTCATCACATA